GTAGGTGTTAGTGACCAGTGATTTTACTTCCGACTTCAGAAGCTGCTGTTGTTGTGTAGACGCAGGATCTACGCGATTCACGGGGTTTAACTAGGATATAAACCGTGGGCGCAAGAGCTTAGATGTAATCTAAGGCTCCCTAGTACTGTATTTCTATTTCACCTAAGAAAAGAAAAGAAGGGGAAAAGACAATTTTCAGAAAAGACGAAAATTTACAGGAGTTAGTAGTTAACAGAGTAACCACGAGAGAAAATACTGACGGTGACAGATGAAACTAGCTTGGGAAAACGCTCGAAATAACGGGCGTATGGATTTTCGGGATCCCAATTTGGTCTCATAGTGTCAATGAGCATGTAGTCGGATCCATTGGTTAAGAAAGAACCGGAGGGATCGACATACACGATCTCTGGTCCATCGAGAGGGACAAGAGTATCAGTAGGTAGACGGGTATAAAGTTCGGGGACATCAGAATTGTGTTGAAAACTGAATTCCTCGAACAGCTCTTCACTTACTACCATAGGTGGAGAGGGCAAAAGACAATGACGTTCACAATGAGGATAATCAAGTACGCAGAGGTGGCTACAACCTCCACATAAATGAGGATCCATGGTCATGAAACGAGCCAAAAACTCCCTGTTGAGAGAAGGCTGGGGGGCAGGCCTTTCGTCGTCGCAAATGACGGGGAACGACGTGCAACAAGGGAGATCCCACATGTCTATCTCATGAGGTCCATCCGGTAAGGATAGAACAGAGGGAAGAAACTGGGGAGGATCGGGGGCGTCAACCGTAGCGGCAGCAGAATCTCCGATTATAGCAGGAGTTGCGGCGGAAACGAAGCGTTCATGAAGTAAGGCGTTAGCGACCTTAGTCAACATGGCTCTCGCACGCATTGCTGCACCTGAGCGCAATATATTATTGGCAATTGTTCTCAGGTAGTGAAAAGCTTTACGGCAGCTTTTCGAAACCGCGCGAATACGAGACAAGGGCATGAGGAGGAATTTACTGAAGTCCTCAAGGATGCCGTCCAAAGCATCTTCGGCGCACCGTGCCTCGTATCTAACAAAATGACGGATAGAGGCCTTAGTCCAGGGACCAGGGTTCTCCTCAACGTCGCCAGACAGTAAAATGTCACGATGTGACATATTTTCTAAGAAGCTAATCTTCGAGGAATCAGAAGATGAAAGTTGAGAGACAGAAAACTGGTCAGGTATCAGTTGAGGCTGATACGCCAGAGCCTCAGTAGCTTCAGTGCTCAAAGGTCGATCCAAATAGTAACTTTCAACTAACTTGTCATGAGTGAGACTATCGTATAAGTGGCAAGTCTTAACATTATAGTCATGAACAAGAGAGTCGGTGTAAGTCTTTATCGTATCGAAAGTATCCGGAAGGTTACCACACAAGAGGAGGTATCCGAATGCACGATCGAAAGAATCTTGAGGAGACTTAACTATCGAATGAGGTTGAGCAAACCGGGAAAGGACACGTGACGAGTCGAAAGAACCAATAACTTGGTCTTTGTAGGGGGTGAAACGCCGTTTCAAGAACAGCGGTTCATGGGTGTTTAGACCCTCAGAACCCCAGGCATCGACTGTTGTTTGCATACGGAGGTGCTTGTCTACGATGTCAAAGATTTTACTCTTTGACGAAAGGAACTTCTGACCTTGACGGTTAGGAGCTACAGATCGCAGCCAATCATCACCGTAACGCGAATCAACGCACGTGGACGAAGAAAGCAAGGTATCGAAATGCAGTATACTGTCTATGTAGTTACCAATTATCATATGATTGATAGTGTTTCCTTCCGCTCCAAAATAGAGTCCAGATGGCACACCTGATGATAATTGGAAAACTTCACCAGTATAAGTAACTGCGTTGAAAGTTTCGACCTTGCGGCAAGCATTGACTAAACGCCAAAGCTTTTCGGACCCATAGCCCTGGTATTTTGCAATACGGGCTATAACTCGGCAGCGAGCATCAACAATCGCTCTAGGCATTTTAACGTCCTGTAAAGAGTAATCTACAGCGACGGCCTTAAAACCTTT